GGGCGATGCGCTCGGTGTCGTAGATCTTGGGGATCAGGTCCACAAGCTGGCGAGTGACGTGGCGGATGGCGCGACCGAGATTGTCGACGTAGTGGTAGGTGCCGGTGTCGGCCTGCTTCTCGCGGGCAAGGATAGCCTTACCCGAACGCTCGTTGCTCTCGGCGCCAAGGCTAGGGTTATATTGACCCGTGGTTGTCTTGATGTCGTCCGCCGCGCCCATCTTGGCCTGAATGAGGCCAGTCTGCGGGAGAGGCGGCGCAGCGCGCTGCGGGAGCGGCAGAGGAGAGCCTGCGCCGTCCGTGACGTCTGGATTGACCTCCAGATACGGCCAATTGTTCGTATTGGCCGTCTTCCATTGCATTTCGTAGCCTTCAAACTGGCCTCCGTAGCCAATGAAAGGCGCCTTCGGGGCCAGCGCGAGCATTTCTGCTTCCTGACTGACCCAATAGTTGTACATGCGCTGCGCATCCTTGGCGTTGCGCACCAGACCGGACACATAGAGCTGCCCGTCGACTTCGAACTCGTTGCCGATCACGCGGACGACGGGGATCCACTTGCCGGCCCAGTCGCGCTCCTCAAGGATTTCGAAGCCGTTTGTCTTGATCCACTTGACCTGCTTGCGGTCGACGTCGCGGCTGCGCAACGGCTTGCCGAACTGCGCCTTGAGCTGCTTGTCCATGGGCGACCCGGCATAGGCCGTGATGTTGCCCGGATAGAGGTTAAGCGTCGCCTTCTTGTGTTCGTAGTAGAAATATTCCGCGATGCGGACCATGTCCTCGTTCAGCCACTGGCTGAGAGACTGGTCGCCAACGCCCTGCGTCATCAGGCTGGAGACGGGCGCCGCGTCGGGATAGAGGCGGGCGTAGTCCTCCTTGCTGACGTCCTCGGTGATGAAGCACCACTCGGCGTCCGCGCCGCACGGGTCTTGGATCGCCGGGTCCATGTAGACCGAGAAGGCGTTGCGGATGCGGCCGATCTTGATGTCCTGATCGAAACTATCCTCGCGGGCGTATTCCGTCAGGATGCGGATATAGCCCTCACCGAACGTGACCTGATTGTCGCAAGCCGTGTCATACGCCACGTCAGCGTCGGAGATGTATTCGATATGCCGGACGATGCCGTCCAGTATCTCGGCCACGTCGATGCTGGCGCGGTCGTCGGCCGGGATCACCTTGCCCGTCGGCCGGTTCTGGCGCTGCTCGTTGGTCACCTGCCGGACGTGCTGCGGCAGCTTGTTGATGGTCAGGCACGGCCGCGCGTTGATCGTCTGGCCCTGCACCGAGCCTCGGGTCGCCAGCACGTCGGCCGGCCACTGCCACTGGTTGTCGGGTGAGCCTGCCATGAAGCGCAGGTCGTCCAGCTCGTCCTCGCGGCTGTCCGAATAGGCCGAGATCGCCAGCGTGAACCGCCGGCGCATCTGACTCAGGCGGCTCTTGTCGTCGGCGTCCGAGACGCGCCCCGCGTCAGTAACGTCGTTCACTTGGAACCTTTCTTGGCCGCGTCACGTTTGACAGAGTAGGCGATGGCGACCGCCTGCTTGGGCGGCTTGCCAGCCTTGATCTCGGCTTTGACGTTCTTGCGCATGGCGTTTTTGGACGCGGACTTGACGAGAGGCATGATGTTAAGCGCCCATCCACGAAGTAGGGGCTACAGAATAGCCGCGCTGGGTCGTCTTGGCAACATATTCCCTATGCGCCACGGGGAACGCGAAGGTGACGGCGATGGCGTCGGCGGCGTCGGGCGAGGCCAGCCCGCGCGCCTTCATGTCCTTCTTGCTCTCCAAGAAGATCGTCCCCTTGCTGTCCGGCTTCATGGCCGGGCCGGTCAGGTCGCTCTTGAGGTAGCGGTCCTTGGGGATGGACGCCGTCTTCAGCCACTCGCGCATGTCGCCCCACATCTCCGCGCGCTTGTTTCCCCACATGAGCGGGTTCTTGCTCTTGTTCCCGAAGTTGACGCCCCGGACCTTGTACCGCTGCTCCTTGAGCCGGTCCACGACGCCCGCGCCCAGCCCGCCCTCGTCGATCACGACCAGCGCCGGCCGATACTCCTCTATCGCTTCGATGACGCGTCCCACGACCTCCATCGTGTCGCTGCCCTTGTGCTTCTTGATGGCGACGATGTCGCGGCCCTGCCGGACGGCGATGACGGTGCTGTCGCTGCCGAAGCGCGCCGGGTCGACGCCGATCACGATGGGGGCGCTGTCGTCCTTCCAGCGCGGGCGGGCCATGGCCTCGTCCACCAGCGAGGCGCCGATGAACTGATCGTCCGAGGCGTTCGGGAACTGACCATAGACCTCGACGTGGGCCTGAGAGCTGTCCGGCCCATACTCGTCAATGATCTGTTGGTAGACCGCCTTGTCCGTCCCCTCGACCTCGCGGGCGTCGACGACCAGATTGCGCCAGAAGTCCCGTTTGGAGTTGAAGCACTCGTAGAAGTAGCCCGAGTTGCGGCGCGGGTTGGAGAAGGCCAGCCAGAAGCGGTTGGGCGTGTTCTCCGTGAAGAAGCCCGCCGACACCGCCCAGATGCTGTCGTCGATACCGCTTGCCTCGTCGAAGATCAGCATCACGCCGGCATGGTTGTGGACGCCCGCGTAGGCGTCCGGGTTCTCCGCGCTCCACAGCCGCCCCTCGACGCCCCAGTAGCGCGTGCCAAGCTTCAATTCCCGTTCGACCGTATCCGACAGCCACTTGGCTGGCAGAACGCGCGTGGCGCTCACCTCGAACCAGTGGCTGTGCAGCGCCATGCTCAGCCATTTGGTGATCTCCGCCCACGTCACCGAGCGGAGCTGCGCCTCCGAGTTGGCCGACACGATGGTCGTCGAGCCGATGCGCGTCGACAGCATCCAGATGACCAGCCAGCTCACCAGCGCCGACTTGCCGATGCCGCGCCCCGACGAGGTCGCCATCCTGAACGTGTCGAAGTCCAGCTTGCCGTTGTTGGCCGCTATGTGGTCCGTCAGGCTTTGCAGCACCCGGCGCTGCCACTTGCGCGGGCCGGTGAAATGCTCAAGCGGCGTCCCCGGCTGCCCCCACGGGAACGCCAGCATCACGAACTTCAAGGGGTCGTTCTTGATCGCCGGCGACCAAAGCCGGGACATCAATTCTACTTCGTCGGCGGCACTATATATGGGCAATTGCATACAAACGTCTTTCTGCGTCGGCGCGGGCTTGCGCGGCTTCAGATACAGTGTCGTATACACCTACATAATGAGTTTTTCCGCATACACGAAGTTGAACCTGCCATTTGCCGGTTCTGGCCACATACGCTACGCCTTTTACCCCCGATTTTGAGTTGGCGTGGCCGTTTGTATTCCAACTGTTTTGAAGCCGTGTTGCAAGCCGCAAGTTAACCCAGCGATTGTCTAACCGATTTCGGTTTATGTGATCTATCTCTTGGGCAGGCCATTCACCGGTCATGTAAAGCCAAATCAACCGATGAGCTTGATAGCGCCGGCCAAACAAAACTACGGAGCGGTAGCCATCTGTCGTCACGCTTCCGGCAGGTTTGTCTTTAGGCGCTCTAGGGTTTCTGCAAACGAGGTTTTTCAAGTCTCCGGTGTCAGCGTCATACGTCAGTAGACTTTTCAACGTGGCTTGCGTTATGGATTGTGTAGCCATCGGCTTGCCCTTCAAGCTGCGTGGTTAGGAGGCCGGTTGACGTTGCCGCGTCATCGGCCTCTATCAATGTATACTCTAAAACTCGTTTTTCCGCCAACTCAAGCGCGTGCTTGACGGAGATCGTCTGGTTGACTTCGATAGCCTGCTTGGCGACCCAGCCATGCGCGTGCTTCAGGATTTCAAGCGCCGCCTTGGCGTCGCCCGCTCTGGCGGCGTCATGCAGCACGCCGGACATCTCCATCTCGCCGTCGGCGCGGCCCTTCAGTTCAGCCAGTTCCGCCAATGGGTCAAATTGGCAAAGTTGGCGGTACTCTTGAGGTAGCATCCCTGCAGCGAGCGCCAGCGTGTCGCCCTTCAGTCCGCGCTTGGCCGCGTTGTAGATAGCCTCCAGCCGCGCCTCCGTGGCGTTCAACCGGCGCGGCTCGTGGGGCATGGAAAAGACGCTCATGGCCGGATTTTAATTCAAAAATGTCTTGCGGTAAACTTTGTTGCATAAAAAATTTTTTGCAAAAATTTCTTGCAAACCCTGCGTGACCGACAGCCCCCCGGCCCGGGCCCCCCCCCCCCCCCCCCC